TGCCATACTTTACGTACATATTTAAAGTCTGTAAGTGAAGCTTGTAGTGTACCTAATATAGTAGCTAACTTAATCTTACGAGCCAAGTCTTCTTCTGTATCATCTACACGACATACAACTTCTGATAGGTTACATAGCTGACCGTCACGTAACTGAATCTCAGCACAAGGGTTTGTACCTTTAATTAATTCAGCATTACGACGTTCTGGTGCTAATGCGTGAGCGCCATATCTAGAGTAGATACCACGTTCACCTGAACCAGATTTCATTAGTGAAACCCATTCGTCCATGAATACAGCCATAGAAGGCTTGCTATCATAAGCGGCAGAGTTGTTAGCTAATGCTCGTTGTGCATCACGTTCCCACCAAGCGCCTGACTTACAGTCACGTACTTCTGGGTCTAATAGGTCTGATACTGAGATGAGGGCAGAGCGTCTAACGCCTCCAACAACTACAACTTCAGCAATCTTACATACTAGGTCGTGTACTTCGATAGGTCGTAGCTTACGCCCACCCGCTTTGTTAAATGTCATAGTGACAAAGTCGAATAGTTCCATAAGTGGACCCGGACCTGATGCCCGTCCACCCATAGTTTTTAGTCTTGCGCCTTCTGGGCGTACTTTAGAATAATCCCACTGATGGATATTACCTAAGTACAAGTCAGCAATTAGTTTACGTAAAGCTTTAGCCCAACCTTCAGCACTATCTTCAACAGTGATGATACGGTCAGTCTTTACGAAGTTATCATTAACAATAGGTAGTTTGTTTACTTCTGCAGTCTCACAAGAGAAACCAACACCAGTACCAGACATTAAGATATATAGTATCTCGTCAAACACTCGTGGGTGATTTACTTGCTTAAAGCTACAGTTATAGCCACGGAAAGGGTTTTGTGCTAATGCTTCTCCAGCTGACCACATCGCCCTCATTGACGGCATTACTTCTCTGTTTAATACAGCAGAGCGTAGTTGTTTGAATTCATCTTTAGTTAGTACGTTATCGCTTATCTGGTTTTGCCAGAATCCAATTAATCTATCTACAGTCTCGTCCCAAGTCTCACGACGGTTTTCACTGTCTAGATACCTTGAGTAGCGAGAAAGATGGATAAATGATTCGTATGCGTTCATAGTTTAGTCCTCTTTATTTTCTTTTAATTCAATTACTTGTTCGATTAGTGTTGCGATGTTGTAGCGCTTATCAATGTCTACGCCGAATTCGTCTATAGCATAGTCTTCTAATTCGTCTTTGCTCATCTCTAATAATTCTTCATCATCAATAATATCTTCATCATCTACAAAGATTACTAATTCTGTTTCGTCATCATAGTACCTAAGCATACCTATTACTTCTGATTGTTTGAACTTCTTAGTACCGATTAGTAGTCTTTCCATGCTTTCACGAGTCTTTACAATCGGTGCCCAAGTGTCTACATATAGTTTAAGTGTTTGTGTTATTTCCATAACATTTCCTTTTCTAGTGATAGTCTTTTATATTCTATTTATCCAGACGGAGTAGCTTTGTATTGAATAGTAACAGTTGAATGCTCAATTTTAGAATCATGGGGAAAGAATTCTTTCTCGTTTCGCAACAGTTCTACTTCTGTGATTAGTTCTTCAAGACTGCGACGCTTATCAAGGTCTACATAAAATTCTCTTAATGCATACTCTTCTAACTCTTCTTTATTCATTGTATAAATATTGTCTAATTCATCTTTATTCATTGAATAAATATTGGCTAATTTATCTTCTGATTTTTTGTCATAGTAATCAAGCATAACGAACATCTCTGACTTACTAAACTTCTTAGTGCTTTCTAGTAATATTGACAATCCGTCTCGAGTTTTTACAACAGGTGTCCAACTGTCTACATAATCTTTAAGTGCTTGTGAGATTTTCATATTATTTTCCTTTTCTAGTGATAGTCTTTTATATCTGATTCTAACATCGTGTTACACGCATAGTAAAGTTGTTTATTCATAGGGTCGTTGGGGTCTTCTTCGTACTCCTCAACGATTCCCTGTAAAAATTTCCTTATCGTAGGGGATAAGGGTGAAGTATCTGCTTTGCCATCATACAACAGTTGTAAGATTACAGATACATAGATTAATTCGTTATCCGTCATGTTCATAATTACACCCTTTGAAATTGTCCACTGTTTTCTTCTATTTCTTCGAAGTCGTTTCCTTCAGAGAGTCTACCAGTTGGAAAGTTATAAAACAATGCTCCTGATGGGCCTGTAAGACCAGTATAACGACATTTGAGGACTTTAGTTTTAATTGTGTTTCTTTCAGTTTCATCTCCGCTCCCTGCGTCTCTAGCAAAAGCAATTATGTCCATGCTAATTTGTTTAATAGAACCAGAGCCACGGATATCGTCCATAGATGGTAGTTTGCCTTCTTCGAATGATTTTCCTTTGTTGTCGGTCTTTCTTAAGTGAGAAATTAAACCAATCCATACATTGTACTTCTTGGCTAACCTCAACAAATCATTCATTATTTTATCAATAGCTTCGTTACCGGTAAGTCCTTCAGCACCTTCTGAAGCCAAGATTGTAATGTGGTCAACGAAAACATACTTAGCCCCCGACAAGCACATATACTCAAGAAAGTCCATAATAGAGCCGTCGCTAATACTGCCTTGGTGGTCTAGTACAAGCACTCTATTACTTCCGAAAAGTTTATCGTAACCTTCCTTAAGCTCGTCTAAAGGTATTTCCTCTGCCGCAGGGTTTCTGTTCAAAACCATTCCACTCATCTTACGAGCAGTTTCTGCAGGAGATTCTTCTAACGATACGATACCGATTTTATCTTCTGTTTCTTCTAACAAATGAACAGCAATCTCTCTTAATAGAGTAGACTTGCCTGAACCGGTACCTGATGTCCACAAGGTAATCTCGCCGGCTCTCATGCCTTTAAGTTTACTATTTAATCCAGACATAATACTAGGGTAAGGTACTGACTCTAACTCATTGTAAGTAGACAGTTGTTCCCATAGCTCATCTTTGTCTAGGATACCCGCAGGGGTGTAGTCAGTTGCATCATATACGGACTTAAGAACTTTATCAGGGTCTTTAATCCAAGAATCAGAGGCGTCTATCTCAGGAGACTTGGCAATCTTTACCTTGTCGTAACCTATGATACGTGCCGCTTCTTTTATAGCAGACTGGCCTGACTTATCATTATCAAACCACAAGATGACTTCATCAAACTGACGAACCCAGTCTCTTTCCTTAATAAGGTCTGATGTTGATGTTGAGGAACGAAGAGAAACAACAGGGTAGAAAGTCTTGTATCTTTTATACCATGCGGATTGAATCGCCATAGCGTCAAGCTCACCCTCTGTTATTACTAGTCTTTTACCGCCGTTGTAAAGATTCTGTCCGAATAAACCGGCAGAAACCTTCCCAACATTGGCTTTAAAGTTCTTAGGCAACTCTCTTACTTTATAACCAGTAAGCTCATTGTCTTTGTGGTATGGGTAGTAGTGAGTGTCTATAGCTCCTTCTACATCATAACTTACCTTAACACCGTAATGTTCCGATACTTGTTTAAAAATGTTTCTTTCTTTGAAACCACGAGATTGATAATCATCCCGAACTTCTGTTAAGCTTGGCCCCCAAGAGTTTGAGGAAGAAAAGCCATTATCATCTGTTATTGTCACTTCTTTAACTTCCTTATTTCCTTGTTGAGATGTCCTGCATGAAAAGCAGAACGTTGAACCGTCTTCATAAACTTGTTTCGCATCAGAGCTACCACAAGCATCACAGGGTTGATTCTTATTAGTTATTCTGCCCATGTATATCTCCTAATATCTTGTCATTAGTTCTGTTATATACTCACGAGTCTTCTTGGTAACGGCTTCTTTAGGAACAAACCTAATAGCCGCTATCTGTCTATTATAGAATCTAGGGGTCTTCTTATCATCTAGATATTCAGTCATTGATTCTGACATCATCTGGCAATAAGCTTCTCCGTAATATAAACCACCTTTAGTCTTGTATACGTCTACTATTTCAAATGTAAACTTATCGTGACCGTATAGTGCTATATCTTTCTTTAAGTGGACAGAAGAGCCTGTATAGGTTCTCCAAGTCATTTCTTTACCGTAAGTCTTTGATTTCTTTTTACCACCGTGGAAGAACTGTTTCTTACCCCAGTAGTATTGGTCTGTTTCTTGATTGTGTATACAGTATAGGAAACCGAAATATTTACTAGGGTTAATCTTAACCTTAGTTTTCCAGTGGCCTAATTCAGCCTTTAACAGCGGCTTCGTATACTTCTCTTTTGATGACGAAGTGGTCATTGATATGCCTCCAGATGTGTAACAATTTACCGTTAAGTAACATATGGTCGAAACCATTGTCACCGTAAGCGTTATGATATTCACGGCAGATTCTGTTGATATGCTCTTCTTTGTTCTTAGAGCCTTCTAGAATCTTCTCTGCTTTCTTAGGTCCGATACCTGCTATGCCGGGGATGTTATCTGTGGAGTCACCCATCAATAACTGTTTCCAGTAAAAGTATCCTGCCCATTCTTCTGATACTTGATAAAGAGTTTTTAATCGAGGGTTATAGTGATTGCCTCCAATACAGTCCAAGTCTTTATCTATAGTAACTACACAATGTTGCATACTTGCGGCTTTTGCTTCAACCGCCCATATCCGAACCATGTCATCTGCTTCACAGTTGTCTGTAATAATACAACCATCATAAGCTTCTACTGTCCAAGACTTCAAATCATCAAACCAATCAGGCTTCATAGATTTCGACTTTACACGACTAGCAGAACGTTTATATTCATTATACAAGTCAATGCGGTAGTTGTCAGGGCCACCCATGGCCATAACGTAGTCTTCAGTAAATAAGCTGTTTAATATTCCGGTAAAGTTTTGATTAAACTTCTCTTTACCTTCTTCTAAGGTTTCCGAACCCCATATACTCATATACAGGAGAACATCACCATCAATAATAGCTAATGTCATTTGGTTATTCCTTTAATTAATCCCTAATAGGGACGACCTTTGGTCATTATTCCGCCCTAATTTTAGCGTTATTTTTATAGGACTTACCTTGGCCCTTGGGTATAAAACCCGTGGCTATCGTAGCCCGCTTTCCGTTGTCTTGCCTTTAATTTGTCGACAACGTCTTGCATAATGTCTGACAAAGAATAGCCTCTAGACTCCGCTATAACAGAGACATACCAAAGTACATCACCTAGCTCGTCTACTATCTCTGCAGTACACTCTAAGCCTTTACGGGTTTCTTTTACCCTAGCTTGCATTACTTCACCCACCTCAGACGCTAGCCCAAGAAAGAGTGTTTCTTCTGTTGTTCCTTCTTCAAAGAACTTTGCTGTTTCAACTCTGAATTTTTCTGTATTCATTTATTCTCCATTGCTGTTTTAATATCGTTTAATTGTTGATGTGAGATGAAGATAACATTATATTCTTGCCAGTCTTCGTCCCACTGCCTAATGATAACCTCTGCAGGGTCTAGAATTACTTCTAAGTCTTCGTAACCACCTTTGCTGTCTAGGCTAGTGATTACTGTACTGCTGTCTACTTGGTCTACTGTGAACATTATATATTTACTTTCTTTAAGTCATCAACCATTTCTCTGTACTCGGCTATTTCATCTTTTAAATCGTCTATTTCTTGAGCACATTTTTCATAGCCTTCATCAAAGCCTTCTTCTGTACCTTTGTCATAGCCCTCTGAGAAGCCAGAGTCATATCCTTCACCCCAGTGATGCTCTTCTTCCGCTTCTTGGAATTCAATTTCACAACGGACTAGTCTGTCTTCTAGTTCTCTAAGATGGTCTTGCATCTCACCGCTAAGTGGCACTAAGCCAAACTTAATGTTAGCAAAGAATACATCGAACTCTTTTGTTATTTCACTCATATTACAGTCTCCTCTACTGTTATTCCGTTAGCAATATAGAATATGCACTCTTGTGGTTCAAATCCTTTTTCATTTAAGAAAGTTTCGTCTCCCTCATCTGTCTCATTGTACTCATTTAAGAAGTCTTCGAACTCCCCTGAAGACCAAGCAGTAGTCCAAGGCACTAAGTCCTCACCATAGCCATCCCAACAATACTCCATAGAGACAGTATCAAAGCAGTCGGTACAGAACTCTCCACCGCCGTCAAGCATATCTTGCAATGACTCTGCTTCCTCTTCGCTTGTTATCTCAATAATAAAACCGCCTGACTTCCAGACAATCTGTGTGTTAACGCCTTTCAAGCTTTCTTCTTTGTGTCGATACATTTCGACTTCTACAACTGTATTCTTATTCTTGTTAGACACGTTATATGTTTTACCTATTTCTATTATCATGTTTAAAATCCTTATTCTCCGTAAATTTCAGTTAAATACTCTACGATACAAGCATTTTCATCATTGTCGAGGGGTCTTGAAATGTCTACTATAGTGCCATCTAACAACTCTTCGTAAACAAAATAGTCTTTAGAGTTTTTCCACAGTTCTTCTGTAGTGTCTATCTTATAAACTTTGTCCCATATTTCCATAGTTAT